GTCCATATGAATCGAAGAACATTATTAATGCGGTTTGCATAAAGTAGTGTTGACAATTCTTGTAATGAAAAGTTTGTATAAAGTCCACGATTGTGGAAGTTTTGTGCATCAGTCATGAATTTACGATGGTTTACATCGTCGTCATAGTTGTGAATTGGTTGGTAATATTTATTAACGATTAGTAGTTTTGGAATAAACTTTAGGTAAAAAGTTTCAAGGATTGCAAATGGTACGCGTTGGTCGAAGGCGCTCCAGTCAAGCATAATGTATGTCTTGAAGTTAAGTGCAATTTGATTGATACGATCCATGCCTCCACGAATTGTTTCGAGGCCATAGAGAACAGCGGTTTCGCTTGATTCAATTAGTTGGCAAAGGAGGGGATAGAACATTGTCATTTCAATCCGTAGCGCGTCGTCGTCTTCAATGTAGATTGGTCGGACTTTTAGCTTTGGTGGTTTTGAGATGTGAGATCGAATTCCTATTATTAATGGATGTTTCATAAACCAGTTGAAAAGGTGAATTTCATCGGTTTGTGGATTTCCAGTGGGAACAAAAGGGTATCCATATTTCTTAATGTTGTGATAGATTGTACGTCCAAATTTAAGTACTGAGTTGAGGTACCATGCTTTAGAGGATGTGCTGACAGCAAAGTCAACATGATTAATAGAAGCATCATGATTTCGTTGTATGCAAAAACGGTTGTAGTATCCGGTTGCAGTTGATGTTGGTAGTGAGACGAAACGAGTATCATTCCAATGTATGGTTCGATAAGGTTTAACGTTCAGTTTTTCGATTACAAGTTTAACTGTAAGATCAGTTAAGTCAGGATCTAGTTCTTTAACTGGATATTGTGGTTTATTGAAATCAGAAAAGGCGGCGTCAGTTGATGAACTGGGTCGGCGATAAGTATCAAGGATCCATAAATATTCAGGGAAGTTAGATCGAATAATTCGAGTAACACCATGTAGTGGTTCAGGACCTTCAGGTATAAGGTCAGATTCTTTTTCGAAGCTTGTCGATTTGAATTCGATGTTTGAAAGAGGGATTATTCCGGGTGCAGGAATGCGTTTTTCGGGATAATTATCTAATGATCGAAGTTTCCAGAATTGGAAAGCGGTCGGCTCGAGATAAGAGGGGGACTGAAAGGAAATTAATAGTGATGAAACTAGCTCTGTAAGTGTAGTAAGACTAGTAGTAAGTAAGTTCGTTATAGTAGTAGGGTTTAGCATAAGTGCTAAAGGGTAGGGATAAATGTGTGATTTGTGTAGTTCACGG